CCGCCTCCGCGATGAGCGGCGGTGGATTCCGGTGGAGGAACGGCTGCCTCCAGACAACGTGGCCGTCCTGGTGAACCACGACGGCGGCGGCGTGGAAATGGCCTTCCGCGAACGCGGACGGTGGTTCGTCTCCCACGCTGGCTTCAGCGTTCCCGACTGCTCGTACACCCACTGGCAGCCGCTCCCCGCACCGCCGAGCGAAGGGGAGGTGGAGGGGTGAGCGGCAATCGCGACCAGCAACGCCTGCAACACCTGAGCGACGTGTACGACTCGATGGCGAATGCGATCGATCACTTCTCCGGCGAGGGCCATGATGCGTGGACCCGCGCGTGGAAGTGGGGGTGGCGGATGCTCGATCACCTACCCACCATGAGCCGACGCGAGCGACGGCTGCTCGTCCTCGTGCTAGCCCTGGTGTGCATCGGCGCCCGTCGCGAAGAGCGCCGAAAGCTCCCGACGGAGAGCGTCAACTAATGGGCCGATCTCAACGCGAGAAGGGCAAGCGAGGCGAACGCGAGGCCGCGGCCGAACTGGCCCAGGTGCTCGGCGTCGCGGCACGCCGGGGCGTGCAGTATCAGGGCGGGCCGGACTCGCCCGATGTCGTCCTCGACGGCGTTGCGATCCACGTCGAGGCCAAGCGCACCGAACGCCTGACGCTGTGGCCTGCAATCGATCAGGCGCGCGAGGACGCGCCCGCTGGTGCGGTGCCCGTCGTGTGGCACCGGGCGAACCGCAGACCGTCCGTCGTGATCGTCGAGACGACGCGGCTCCTCGAGCTGGCCCGCGAGGTGGTGAAGGCCGCGGATCGCGATGCGGGTCCTTCCCCGTAACTGCCGCGGATCGGGGCCCTGCGATCCGCCAGGATTTTTTGCGTTTTTTAGCCGCGAACGCGCGGCCGAGGTGGCATGGCCGTCCGATCAGACCAGAAGCGGCGCGCCGACCAGGCCCAGCGTGACCGGGAACGCTACGAGGACATCAAGGCTCGCACCGGCGAGCGGTCGCGGCGCGTCTCGGCCGCCGGCCGCGACATCGGACCACCTCCGGGCGTCGTCGACGCGGCGCGCCGCGAGGCGTGCCGCGAGGACTTCCGCCTGTTCTGCGAGACCTACCTCGCGGAGCTCTTCCCGTTGGAGTGGTCGCCCGACCATCTCACCGCGATCTCGAAGATCGAGGGCGCCGTCCTTCGCGGCGAGCTGTTCGCGTTCGCGATGCCGCGCGGGTCTGGGAAGACGACGATCTGCGAGGCCGCCTGCCTGTGGGCGATCCTTCACGGGCACCGGCAGTTCATCGTCCTCATCGGGTCCGACCAGGCGATCGCCGAGCAGATGCTCGACTCGATCAAGTCGCACCTCGAGCAGAACGACCTCCTCCTCGACGACTTCCCGGCCGCGGTCTACCCGATCCGGGCCCTCGAGGGCATCAACGCCCGGGCCCGCGGGCAGACGAGCGACGGCGTGCCGACGAAGATCGAGTGGACAGCCGACCAGATCACGATGGCGACGATCGCCGGGTCGACGGCCTCGGGGGCGGCGATCCGCGTCGCCGGCATCACGGGCCGCATCCGCGGGCTGAAGCACACCCGCCCGGACGGCAAGACGATCCGGCCCGACCTCGTGCTGATCGACGACCCGCAGACCGACGAGAGCGCCGCGAGCCCCTCGCAGGTGGCGACGCGCGAGAAGATCCTCGCCGGGGCAATCCTCGGGCTCTCCGGGCCCGGCAAGCGGATCGCCGGCCTCTGCACCGTCACGGTGATCCGAACCGACGACCTGGCCGACCGTCTCCTCGACCGGACGCGGCATCCTGCGTGGCAGGGCGAGCGGACGCGGCTCGTGTACGAGTGGCCCGACGCGGAGGAGTTATGGGGGCAGTACGCCGAGATGCGGCGCGAGGGGCAACGCTCGGGCGAAGGTACGGGCAAGGCGGACGCCTTCTACGCCGCGAGGCAGGCCGACATGGATCGTGGCGCCCGCGTCGCGTGGCCGGCGCGGAAGTCGCCAGACGAGCTGTCCGCGATCCAGCACGCCTGGAACCTCCGCATCGACCGCGGCGAGAGCGCGTTCAACGCCGAGTTTCAGAACCAGCCGCTCGCGGACGACATGGCGACGGACAAGCTCGACCGGCGGCAGCTCGCCGTGCGGGCGACCACCGTGCCGCGTGGCGTCGTGCCGCACGGGCACTCGTCCCTCACGGCGTTCGTCGACGTGCAGGAGCGGCTCCTCTACTGGCTCGTCGCGTCGTGGTCTCCGTCCTTCGGCGGGCACGTCGTGGCCTACGGCGCCTATCCCGACCAGGGGTCGTCGCACTTCGAGGCCGGGTCGGCGAAGAAGACGCTCTCGCAGGCGGCGGGCGGTGCCGGCTTCGAGGCGTCGCTCCGGGCCGGGCTCGACACGGTCGCCCAGCAGCTCCTCGCGCGCGAGTGGAAGCGCGAGGACGGCGTGCCGATGCGGATCTCCCAGGTGCTCGTCGACTCGAACTGGGGGCAGTCGACGCAGGTGGTGCGGAACTTCTGCCGGGCGACGCCCTTCGCGGCGACGATCCTGCCGAGCCGCGGGAAGGGCATCGGGGCCTCGGGGACGCCGATGGGCCCGCGGCGTAACCGTGGCGACCGGGCCGGGCTGAACTGGGTCGTCGGCCGCACCGCCGACGGCGTGCAGATGGAGTGCAGCTACGACACGAATTTCTGGAAGACCTTCGTCTCGGCGCGCCTGCGGCTGGGCGTGGGCGACCCGGAGGCGATCCTGATCCACCATGGGCAGCACGACCTCCTGCTCGACCACCTGACGAGCGAGTTCCCGGTGCGGGTCGAGGCTCGCGGGCGGGTGGTCGACGAGTGGCGTGGGACGGCCCGGGAGAATCATTGGTGGGACGGCCTGGTCGGCGCGGCGGTGGCGGCGTCGATCTCCGGGCTCCAGCCGGCCGGCGGTGAGGCGGCGACGCGCCGGCGGAAGAAGGTCAGCATCCCGACGGGCCCGGACGGGAAGCGCGTGATCGTCACTCGCCGCGCGAAGTAACGCCACACCCCCTCTCTTGCGACCGCCTCCTCCACGCATCGTGGAGGCATGAGCGACGAACTCGCAGACAAGATCGACAGCACGGCCCAGGGGCCGAAGCGCGTCCGCACGGACGCCGGCGAGGTCGAGGCGCACTCCCTCGCCGAGATGATCGAGGCGGACAAGTACCTCGCCTCGAGGGCCGCCACGGCCGCGACGAACACGCACCGCGGCCTGCGGTTCAACGTGCTCAAGCCTCCGGGGACCGTCTGACGTGGCGAAGCGATCCGCACCGAAGGCGCGGACCGGCCGCAAGGCGGCACCGGCCCGGCGTGCGCCGCGGCAGGTGACGGTCGAGCGTCGGGTCGTCCGCGGCCGGTTCGACGCGGCGCAGTCGGCCGACGACTCGCGGCACTGGGCGAACTCCGACGCCCTCTCGGCCAACGCGGCCCTCACGCCCGAGGTGCGGAGGATCATCCGCAACCGGGCCCGCTACGAGCGGGCTAACAACGCCTACGTCCACGGCATCTGCGTCACGAAGTCGAACGACCTGATCGGCACCGGGCCGCGGATTCTTCTCGACACGGGCAACGTCGAAGCGGACCGCGAGATCGCGCGGGCGTTCTTCGACTGGTCGTGGCGTGTCCGGCTCGCGGACAAGCTTCGCATCGCGACGGAGGCCCGGATCGTTGACGGCGAGGCGTTCGCCGTGATGTTCACGAACCCGCGTTTCGACGACCGCTCGCCGCAGCTCGACCTCCGCCTGGTCGAGGCCGATCAGATCGCGACGCCGTCGTACCAATACAGCGAGAGCGTGCTGCCCGACGGTTCGTTCGTCGACGGCCTGGAGTTCGACGCCGTCGGGAACGTGATCGCGTACCACATGCTCCGGTCGCACCCGGGCGCGAACTACATGTTCGACTCGTGGACGGCGGACCGGATCGACGCCTCGCGCGTCCTGCACTGGTTCCGTGCGACGCGGCCCGGGCAACACCGCGGGCTGTCCGAACTCACGCCGTGCCTCCGCCTGACGGCGAACATGCGGCGGTACACCGAGGCCGTGATCCGCGCCGCGGAGATCGCCGCGGACCTCGCGGCGTTCGTCCACTCGAACAGCCCGGCGGCGACGGTCGACGAGGTCGATCCCTTCGCGGCCATCGAGATCGAGAAGGGCACGTTGACGACGCTGCCCGAGGGCTGGGACGTGTCGCAGCTCAAGGCCGAGCAGCCGACGAACACCCACCAGGCGTTCACCCGGACGCTCCTCGGCGAGATCGCCCGCGGCGTGAACCTGCCGTTCCACAAGGCGGCCTTCGACGCCTCCTCCTACAACTACTCCTCGGCCCGGCTCGACGGGCAGCTCCACGATCAGAACGTCCGCGTCGAGCGTGACGAGCTCGAGCGTGCGTGGCTGGACCGCGTCTTCGCCGAATGGCTCGATGAGGCCCTCCTGATCCAGGGCTACCTCCCGCCCGGGCTGCCGCCCGCGGTGCGGTGGAACTGGTCGTGGGTGTGGGACGGTC